ATAAAGTTGTCGTAAGTAATAACTCTTGGGGAGGGACTGGTTTCAGTTCAGCACTTTTAGCAGCAATTAAGACTGCGGGGGATCAGGGGATTTTGTTTGCGGCGGCTGCTGGTAACTCTTCCTATAGCAACGATCGATTACCCGTCTATCCGGCAGGATATGCAAGCAGCAATATTGTGTCTGTAGCGTCTGTGACTAGCTCGGGGACCCTGTCTCCGTTTTCAAACTATGGGGCTAAGACCGTTCATATTGCAGCGCCGGGTTCAAACGTTATTAGCACATATAAGGATAAGTTCTACATCGGAATGAGCGGGACCTCTATGGCAACTCCTCATGTCGCTGGGGTAGTGCTTGCCATTCAATCTATGTGCGGAGGATTGTTTCCGGTATCGAAGGTAAAAGACATCTTATTGAATAATGGTACCTTTGCATCATCGCTGACTGGAAAGGTCATAACGTCATCTATTGTGAACATGGACCTGTCCACGTTCGAGGCTCAAGCTGAATGTAAACAGATAGGTGATGCCATTTTAACTCCGAGTCCAACTGCTACGCCTGTGGTGGACCAAACGGCCGTACCTACGACCATACCAACAGTAGTGCCTGCCACACCGACGCAGGCTCCGACTGCGACCTTAACAGCGACGCCTTCTCCAACAAGAACGGCAATCCCAACAATCACGGTAACTGCCACACCGACTGCTACCAGGACGCCGACCCCGACGTTTACTGCGACTCCAACACGAACGCCGACTCGGACTCCAACACGAACGCCGACTCGGACTGCAACTGCTACCAGGACGCCGACCCCGACGTTTACTGCGACTCCAACACGAACGCCGACTCGGACTCCGACCCCAACTGCAACTCGGACGCCGACCCCTTGGTATTAGGTAATCCGGACATGACGTAGCATGATAGGCCCTGGCTTATAAGCAGGGTGGGAAGGCTCTAAGCCATATACCGGCTAAGATGAGTAAGTGTGCCCTATAGTTGGTATTGGTGAATAATGTCAGGAGAGGGGACCTAGAAACCACAAGGCCAGATGCTTTAATGCAATCATCAAGGAAACAATGACGGTAAAGATCACGGCCATTGATAATAGGTCACTGAGAAAGTCGACCATTACTTTGCCGATTATGGTCCATAGCTCTTTCATGTTCGGCGCCTTAGTTGAACAGTAAAAGCACTCGCCCGAAGTAACTGGGGACTCCAGTATACGCCTGGCGGGACATAGGCTAAACAGTCACCTCGGGCCAGCGCTTGGATAAAGTATCCCAAAGCGCCTATCCCGTCGCACATTACCCCGAGTAGGTCTTTTTCCCCTTGTAATCAGTAGTATAAAAGCCTGTGCCTTTAAAAACAGGCTCTGATGTAGTTGAAATTTCAACGCGTTTTGCTAACGAGGAGCAAGCTGGGCACTTACAACCCTGGTCTTCACTACATGAGGTGGCTTTGCTCACGTAGGAGTCAAAAATGTTGTCACACGTTTCGCACTTATATTCGTAAAGCGGCATATTGTTATTTAGGGTGCGTTGGTCGGAAGATGTCTTGAAGCTCCCTGACTTCGGAAGCCGACAGGGAGCCGTCGTGTCCAATTATATTTGAGATTTTGTCGAGAAGTTTCATGTAGTGGTACTTCTCAAGCAGCTTGTAGATGACATTTGCAGGCATCCGATTTTTATCTCCGTACCTGATGATGTCACTTTGGGTGAGCTCATGTGCAAAAACCTTGTTACGGTAGTTCTTGATGATTTTGTATATGTCCACCAGTGACACTGCTGTCTTTTTGAGTGTACGTAGTTTCTCTATAGTTAGAGTTCGAAGATGCTTTAGCTCGTCTGGGCCTGCCTTTCTTAGTGAATCATAGTCGAGAGTTAGTTCTTTTAGCCTCTTTGACAAGCTTTCAATTGTGCTAGCGACGCGAGAGAAATCTTTCCAGTAGAGAGTAACATCAAACGGGAGGTCTTTTGGTACCCTCTCGAATCGATTCTTTTCAACGTCAAACACTCCGTCCGCATCCCTATTTGCAGCATCCCAAATGTCCCTGTGATTAAGAACATGAAAGTTGACGACATAGGGGGAGCCCGGTATTGGCTGTCCGCTGATCTGAGAGGCGACCTTTACTGCCTGGTCAAGACTCCCGTCGATAAGTACGTTTATGTCTAGGTCCGAATCGTCCGAGTATCGATGAGTTAAAATGCTCCCTATCAATCTGTAATCCTGGACCCTAACTCCGGCATGGGTGTTGATGTGGTCAATCCCGCGTTCAATTTGAGACCGTACCATAGGCTTCAGACGGGCAGGGTGATCGCTCTCAAACACAGCCGGAGCTAACCCATCATGATGGGGGTCGATAATTGACTCACTGATAAACTCCAGGTAGGTCTTCATCCCCCGTATTTATTAGGAAGGCGACCTGCCATTTTGGCACTGAATTGTTCAAACTTAATGGACGTTCACGCACTGAGAATAAGGTCTTCGACCTCACTTTCAGCAAAACTTAAGTATTTCTCGGTAGTTCGAATATCGGTGTGCCCCAAAGCCTTTTTCGTCTTGAGTAGGCAGTGTCCGGACTTCTGATATGCATTGAGGGCAAAAGTCTTTCGTAGAGAGTGGGTACCCAGAGTTCCCGTTAATCCACATGCACTAAAAGCACTTTCAACAATGTTCCAAGCTTGCTGTCGGCTAATAGCCTTTTTGCCGCCCTGATTCAGAAACAGTGGAGAGTCTGAGGATAACCCCAGGTTAGCAAGGAGGTACTGAATAACCGCATCCTTTATCATCTGATGCATTACAACCGTTCGTCCCTCACGCCGACCTTTGACGTTCCGTCGCTGTACCGTGACGTGGTTGGGGACAACTCCATTCTGGAATACGTCTTTGACCCGAAGAGACAAGATCTCGGAGATTCGAAATCCGGCATAGATACCAAAAGTGACAATTAGCTTATCGCGAAGCTGATGGCGACCGCTGATGGAATTTAAAACCTGAGTTTTCTCAGTCTCTGTAAGTGGCCTGCAACCTTTCATACACACCTCTCTTAATCAACCGTCACCTTATTCTACCATAGCGCCGGTTCCGCCTTCAAACAGTTTTCTTGATGTTTTGTCGCTAGTGATTTCAGGCAGTTATTGAAGGCGGATGAATTTGTGCCAAATTGTGGGGGTAGATGCCCCTGGGTGCCTGGTTTTAATTAGGGTTCACATCCCCGCCGATGCGATATCCAGGTCCTATAAATAGAGGGCATGTTGACGTTTGATGAATTTCTACTTGAGCAGTCTCTCGACGACGACGAGGCAAGGTCCCTGCTTGGCCTTAAAATTGGCTATTCGCCGGAGCAGCTTAAGGTTGCCTACTACAAAGCAGCAAAGACTCATCATCCAGACTCACCCACTGGCAATCCAGAACTCATGAAAAGGATAAATGCCGCATACAGCCGATTGAAGGATTCTGCCCCTGACGTAGTCGAGACTCCTAGCACCGACCGCGCTCAGTCCACTGCCGTTCAAAATGACCCGGATGCTGCCTGGAAGGCCGAGCGAGAGCGTAAGCGTGCGGAGCTTTTGGCCAAGCAGAAAAAGAACGGGTAGTCCCTTCCGCCCGTCGCCTCAAAATGTGGCCAATAGTTTGGTCATAAATACTCGATATAACTCAAACCGAGTGAATCCATATGAGTGAACAGAATAACGATTATAAGCCTGAGCCATCAGTTGTTGAGGCTCTTGCAAAGCCCGCAATTGCCAGGACTGATGACAATGGGGCTGATTCCGCCGTAGTCATTCCGGAAGTCGAGGGGCACAGTCCTCGTATAGCCGAAGAGCAAGTAATAACTCTTAATGATGAGAATCGGAAAGCCGCAGTGGATCATATTAAGGATACGCTCACTACCTTGAAAGGGCTCCTTGATGATTTAAAAGAATTGGCCCCGGCCTCACAGCAAGGCTTCCTATTTCAGTGCGCCGCAACTCTGGCCAAAACACGAATTGAGGGAGCAAACATGCTTGCTGCCCTCGAAGGTGGTCCCGCTTCCAAAGCAAAAGAGGAGACCCGTGGAGGATCTCGAAGTAATCACCTACACCTCAACGTGACCTCCGCTCAGTTCGGCGACTTCATTGCTTCGCAGGTGAAGAAGGCAAAGAATGTCAAATAGGAAAGACCTAGAAGAGGTTATTGACTGGGAAGGACCCGGGCTCAGAAAAGCTGGGCACATTCCTCCGTACACGGATGAGCAGAAGGAAGAGTGGATCAAGTGTGCACAAGACCCTATCTACTTTATTGAGAAGTACTGGAAAATCACTCATCCGGATAGAGGACTGATCCTATTTCCATTAAGGTCGTTCCAGAAAGAGGCAATTAAGGCCTACGTCGAACATCGAATGATTGCAATGCTATGTTCGAGGCAGATTGGAAAGACTAGTTGCACTGCCGCGTTCATCGGATGGTTCATTAACTTCCACTCCAACGTCTCAGTCGGAGTTCTTGCTGACAAGCAAGAAACTGCAATCGAAATTCATGATCGTCTAAAGCTTGGATACGAAAACCTTCCGCATTGGTTAAAGCACGGGTTTAGTAAGTGGAACGTTAAGTCTATTAAGCTGGAGAACGGCTCATCAGTGCAAGTATCAGCCACTACGATTAACGCCGGTCGAGGTAGATCTTTCTCTATTGTATTCCTTGACGAATTTGCTGCTGTAAAGAGAACCGTGGCAGAGAAGTTTAAGGCATCAATTATTCCGACTATAGCAGCCGGTACTGAGACAAAACTGTTTGTTACGTCTACTCCTCAAGGAAAGAACCACTTCTACAAACTTGTCCAGGAAGCTGAGGCTGGAAATAACTGGCACTTAATCAAAGCTGATTACAGGGCAGATCCGGCGCGAGATACCAAAGAGTGGGTGGACGCTCAGATAAAAGAGCTCGGCTATGACATGTTCAGGCAGGAGCACCTCAATTCCTTCGTGGGCTCGACTCAAACCCTCATTCACCCAGACAAGCTTATGGCTCTTGTAGCTCAAAAGCCACTCACAACCGTTCCGCTTAACATTTATAAACAGCCGGAAGACGGTAAACAGTACGTCATGATCTGCGATTGTGGCGAGGGGGTTGGGCTCGACTATTCAGCAATTCAAGTACTAGACGTTTCCGAGAAGATATTTCGGCAGGTTGCGTCGTATCGCGACAACAAGATTAAGCCCCATGAGTTAGCATTGTTCATTAAGCAAATCGCCGACCTTTATAATCAGGCGATGGTTTTCATTGAGGATGCTTCAACTGGCCCATTAGTGGCGGAAGGGCTGTATGCTGCGGATTACAAGAATCTACTTACACTGGAAAAGATCAAAGGTAAGGAACAGCATAAGGTCTTACTCGGTCGAAATGGGAAGGGGAGATTTGGGGGAAAGACAACGCTACCAGTAAAACTGTTAGGTTGCACTGAGCTCAAGCGACTTATAGAGAATGACCTACTGATTCTAAACGACCGAGCGACAATTGACGAGCTCGAAAGCTACTCCAGACAGGGGGCCGTCTATGCTGCTGAAGAAGGCAACAATGACGACCTTGTTACTGCTCTGATGCTTTTCGGTTGGCTGCATACTCTTCGCGAGTTCAAGCTTATCTTAGATAACGCAACCCTCAGTGAGGAAAGCGTCCGAGCAAAGGCAGAGACCTATCAAATATTGAATTTCATGCAAAAACTCAACGGAGTTGAGCAGTTTGAAGCTCATGGGCTGCTCTGGAAGAAGATGAGCTAATCCTGATCCTTCTTATTAACGTTGGATTATCGAATCTCGATATGAATATTCGCTGGTAAGGGCGAGCTATAACCCTTTGGGGTCGTCTAATGCACAATAAATAGACGTATCAGCGAATCCAAATAACAAGGGATTAGTACAATGACGCAAATTTCACCAGGTGTTATCACACGAGAGGTTGACCTCTCAAGCTATGTTCCAGGCGTCAATACGACGGTTGGAGCTTTTTGTGGCGTGTTTCAATGGGGACCTTTAGACGAAATTATCACAATTTCAAATGAAGGTGATCTCGTTAAACGGTTTGGTAAACCAAACCTTGACACAGCTACCTCATTTTTTACTGCAGCTCGGTTCCTATCCTATGCAGATGCTCTTCGAGTAGTTCGCGCTGCGGGTAATGGTGCTTTAAATGCGACTGCAGAAGATGGTACAGGTACTGGAAACCAGGGAGTTGGCGTTCTTATTAAGAACGATGCTCACTATGAGTCTGATTTTTCAAACGGACTCTCTGATGTTGGTCCATTTGCCGCAAGATGCCCTGGTGCCCTTGGAAACTCGATTGAGGTTTCAATTTGCCCTTCGTCCGCCGCATTTAGTCAAACGTTGGAAGGCACAGTTTCGTCATCGGGCACTGCAGTATCGGGAAGCGAGGAGTGTGAGTTCACATCCAGAGTAACCGTTGGTACCATTCTCAAGGACCTTACAAGCGGTCAAGAGAGAAAGGTAGTCGCTGTTGAAGACGATACTAGTCTTGTTGTGGACCGACCATTCTCTCCGTCTCTTAATAGCTCCACTCTTGTTGCCAAATGGGAGTTTGCAGATGCAATTGGTGTAGCTCCCGGAACTTCGGAGTATGTTCTGAACAAAGGTGGCTCTCACGACCAGGTACATGTTGTGGTTATCGACCGTGGTGGGGAATTTACTAATATTCCAGGTACGGTGCTTGAGCGCCATGCGTTTATGTCCAAGGCGTCGGATGCAATGGATGAGGACGGTACGTCAAACTACTACGTAAACAAGCTCAACCGTAACAGCGCTTATGTTTACTGGACGGACCATCTGCCAGCTGGCCTTAACTGGGGCAATTCCTCGTCGGGAACTGCGTTTACTCAGGTATACAAGCCTACAACGGTAAGGTTAAGTGGCGGGGAGGATGCCAATACTGGCTCTGACATCGACGCATCTCGCAACCTTGGGTATGATTTGTTTGCCGATACTGAGTCTGTAGATGTGGCTCTTCTACTTTGTGGTGAAGCCTCAACTGCGGTTGCTCTTCATGTGCTGGGTATTGCTGAAAGTCGTCAGGACTGTATTGCCCTAGTGTCCCCAGAAAAAGATGACGTGGTAGCTGCCGTAGGACGAGAGGCCTCAAACGTAATTGAGTTCCGAAATACACTGACTTCAACCTCGTATGGAGTGATGTCATCCAACTGGCTTAACATCTACGATAAGTACCGCGATACGTTCGTCTGGATTCCAGATAACGGGGATCTTGGTGGTATTGTTGCCAGAGCCGATACCCAAAGTCACCCATGGGTGTCTCCAGCTGGTTATAACAGAGGTATTCTTCGTGAGGTCGTAAAGCTTGCGTGGAATCCACGCAAGGCGGCCCGAGATGATCTGTACCTGGCTGGAATTAACTTTGTTGTTTCTCAAGCGGGAAGTGGCCCAGTTTGGATTGGTGACAAGACTCTCCTTGCTCGACCATCGGCATTTGACCGAATCAATGTGCGACGTCTCTTTATCGTTCTTAGAAAGTCGATTTCGATTATTGCTAAGACTCTCATACATGAGATCAACGATGAGGTTACTCGTAATAACTTCAAGAACCAGGTAGAGCCGTTCCTGAAGAACGTTCAGGCGCGGCGTGGTATCTATGATTCGAAGGTGGTTTGTGATGGCACAAACAATACGGCTGAGGTGGTGGATCGCAATGAGTTTGTAGGTGACATATACGTCAAGCCTGCCAAATCCATTAACTTTATCACCCTCAATTTTGTAGCAACACGCTCCGGTGTCGCATTTAACGAGGTCGTAGGTAAATTCTAATAAGCGAAGGGGGGCGAGAGCCTCCCTTCGTAAAACATAAATATACGCTAGGACATAGCTTTTTCTCGATATCAAGATATGACATTTAAAATCGACGAATTTACAGAGACCATGCGCTACGGCGGCGCACGACCTCATCTCTTTCAAGTTGAGATGTCTCTCCCTATATCGCTCATCAACTCATCAGGCTCAAACTTCTCACGAGATGTGCCGGTTAAGGCTACGGCTACCCAGATCCCAGCCTCAACGGTAGATGCAATACCGGTATTCTTTCAGGGACGTTCGGTGAACTTCTCCGGAAACAGAACATACTCGCCCTGGACAATCGAAGTGATCAATGATGAGGATTTCGCCGTCTATGATGCGTTCATTGCGTGGCTTGCTGCTTTGAACGAGCCCGTCGATAACGTTCGAAATAGCGGGTTCACTAGCCGTCCTTCGCAATACAAGTCTCAGGCGATGATTCATCAATATGGTCAGGATGAGTCGTTAATTAAGACCTGGAAATGTATGGGAATCTTCCCAACTAACGTATCGGAGATCACCCTTGGATGGGAGGCTTCGAATCAAATTGAGCGATTCCAGGTAACCTTTGCGGTTGACTCGGTAGCCCCTCAAGCTACGGTTCGAACGTAATCGGCCCCTTGCATAATTGAAAAAGGCACCCCTTGAGGTGCCTTTTTCATGTTTACTGTTTGATTACAAGCGACAGGTGCATGATGTTTGTTCGCCAAAGGTGCTACAGGACCAAGTACCTCCGTTGTCGTAGCATTGCTCTTCTTCGGATGCCTGAAGCTTATACTTGCCATTTACTGTTCCTGACGCTAGCACAAACTTCTTTAAACTGCCCTTTGTAAGGTTCTTCAGAAGCGCCCCTGCAGATGTAGCTTTAATAGAAGCTTTAGATAGCGCATACACTGTAAAGATGTACCTATGGGCCTTTCCGCTGGGTGGGCATGGCCCGTTGTATCCCTTGTATCGGAAGTCGTTAGTAGCCTGCTGAGCGCCTACTACGGCAACATTCTCGATAAAGGAGGTGACGGTCGATGGAATGTTATAGACTCCCCAATGATAAAAGGTCCCGCCTGGAGCATCGGGATCAGATAAGACCACAGCAAATGATTTTGTTTTTGGTGGAACTTTAGTCCATGATAGTTGAGGGCTGATATCCATGCCCTGGCACGTAAAAGCGCTCGGAATGGTTCCTCCCTTTGGAAAGCTTGAAGTCGTAACAGAGAGCTTCTGTGGTGCACCAAAAGCTGAGGTTGCAATTGTAAGCACGGCCCCAAGCAAAGAAAGTGTGTGTCTTATTTTCATAGTCTCTCCCAAATAACGTAAAGACCCCGGAGTAGCCTTCACTGACCTAAACGATTGCCTTCATGCTCCGCACAGCATTGGCAGTCGACGCGAAATAGGTGTGTCTTAATGAAGTATTGTTATTTAAACTCTGGGTACGCAAAATAGTATGTGAAAACGTCAAACTTCAATCATTTTGAGTTTCACACATTATGTGACAGGTTGATGTTTATGGACAGGATGACAGGAGTTTGCGATTGCTGGTGTACTGCAGGGCAGATTACCGCTTACCCCTTCTGGGGCTGACCTGTCGCTTTGTTGATGACGGCAAAAACTCAAAATTGAACGGCTTTGATACCGTCTGGCAAAACTGACTTGAAGCTTCAAGGGCAAGAGTTATCCGCTGGGTTGGGCTTGAAATTGACTTCGTGGCGTACATAACCCCGAGAGCGTAGTCGGCCCCGCTGCCTATCGCCTGATACCTAGCTGGGGTCTCAACTACAGCTAGGTCATCTGAGACAGTAAAGATGCTTCGATGCACCCCAACCATCAAGTCAAAGGAGCCTGGCTCTAATTTTGAGAACCCCAAGTCCATGAAGAATTTCTGAAGGTCGGGAATGAATTTGGTATGTATGAACAGTTCAATGTCTTTATTGCGCCCAGGAGAGGGAGGGTTGAATCGATGCTTTATCAGCTGACCAAAGCGCAGGTCTCCGCAAAATCCAAAGATCATGTTGTTCTTAACAAAGACTTTCTTATCGAGGAGGGTTATCTTGGAGCCCGACTCCGTAGTTACCAAAGAATCAGCCCCAAACATCAATCCTGAGTCTGTAATGAGTCCAACTACACAAGTCATGTCACATCCTTGAAAAAATCAGGCCAGCCACATGGCTTTTGGTAACAGTCTTATCTCCTACCTCTAAAAACTTCATGACATTCCCAACGTGTACATGAAAGTCAGGAGGGACGTGCGCTGCGATAATACCGAACTCTCGAAGAACCTCGTACAGAACATCAAGCTCATTGGCGGATACTTTCTCGTTATTCGAGTAGTAGATCTTAGCTACGTCCTCCGCCTTGAGGATGACTCGGTGGTTTAGCATCCCCAGTTTTGAGCTCTTATTGAACTCAGATCTGACAATGACAGCCATTTCTATCAGCGAAGGTGATGAAATTGTTGAGTCATCTGGGCCTGTCATCATGAGCATCTCCATACTCTATTTATCTGGCCGTGGGGAAATGTGACACCAGCCCGAAGATCCGAGGGTGTATTTCTCATATCAAGTTTCACAAAACCTCCGAATTACCGTCATTTTTGCCGCCATAAATAGAGATGGGAGCCAAATTGATAGGAATCCTTATGCCATCTTACAACTATCGCTGTGACTCATGTGCCCATGAGTTTGAGCTTATAAAGAGTGTAGACGACCGCCACGGACCCCAAACATTACCCTGCCCAGAGTGTTCAGAAAAAACGGTAATGCTCCAGATGGCGGCTCCTGCGATATGCTCATCTCATAGAGTAAGTGGAACTTCGTCTTCAAAACCGCAGGGTGACTTCATCGAAAGGATGCAGCAGATCAAGAAGGGGTTGAGTAAGGATAAGCGAGCCAATATCCCGGATTTTTGATGGATGATGTAAAAGACTCTGAATCCGCACTTAAAGACCTTCAGGCAGCCTATGAAAAGGAGCGCAAAGAGGAACGTGCGCGACGCCGAAGGCAAAAGAGATTTGAAAATCATCTCGTAAAGCTGAAACACGTTTCGCCCAAGACTTCCAACCAAGAGCAGTTGTTTCATTCATTCTTCAACGAAAAGAACATCTTGCTGCATGGGTGTGCCGGTACCGGTAAGAGTTACTGTGCTCTCTTTCTGGCTCTTAAGGAGCTTTTCGAGGGTCGGTACGACAAGATCATAATCGTTCGGTCCATAGTTCCTACACGCGATGTTGGATTTCTACCCGGAACGCTCCAAGAGAAAATAGCCATGTATGAAGAGCCCTACGCGGAAATCGTAGATGATATTCTTGGACGTAAAGGCGCATATGAGGAATTGAAGAGAGATGAGGTCTTACAATTCAAGTGTACCTCCTTCCTTCGTGGAGTCTCATGGGCAAACGCTCTTGTTATTGCGGATGAAATTCAAAACTGCACTTGGCACGAGATTACCAGCCTCGTTACTCGCATGGGTGAAGGTTCACGTTTGGTGTTGCTCGGTGACCGAGAACAGAACGATTTGAGTCAGCACAGAAAAACAGAGCAAAGTGGATTGGAGAGCATGATCCGAGTTTGCCATAATATGAGTTGCTTCGATGTTGTGGAATTTGGCGTACAGGATGTTCTCCGTAGTGCGCTGGTAAAAGAGTTTTTAACTGCCAAAAAGCTTTTGGGCTTATGAACGGTATACAAGACATGCTAGAGACTAAGGCTTCGTTTTCAGAGAAGGTTTTGTACTTTGCAAAGCAAAATGAACTGTCATTACTGGACGGGCTTGCGGAGTACTGCGTTACAAAGGGGATTGAAACTGAGGACGTCTCCTCCTTGCTCACAAATGAGTTTAAAGCGCTGCTCCATAAAGAGGCTTTGGACCTCAACATGTTTAGGTCCTACAATCAAAAAGTTAAGTTTGACGACTAGGTCCTGGTCGGAAATGTAATGCTAGAGAGGTCTCAGTGTCAGCTATTGTAAGGTTTACCAACAAAACCTTCATTGGGGCATTATGGCTGAGAAATTCGAACCTACCATTGAACAGACGCGTAACCAGTACCTTAAGCTCAAGTATCAGACAAATCCTCCTGTAGAGACTGCCGCAGTTTTAGCAGCCGCCGAGCAGTACATCAGCACGCTTGAACGCG